CTTCACTTCCTTCTTAACTTCCTTAACCACTTTTGATTTGCGTCGTTCCAATTCAAACAAAATTTGCACATGTTTAACTTTTCTACGCCGTGCGGCATCGGATTCAACTCCTTTCACAGAAACAAAATGATGTATTTGTGGAGGAATAGAATTAGGACCATAACGTCCTTCTTTTCGAAATTCAATTGAAATGATACAAGCTTCAGTTGAATTACGTGGGATATGAGCCCGCACTTCAGTGGTCTGAGCAGAACACCAATCAACTCCAACGCGTTTGCCTCCATCAATAGGAAGATCAATCACACACGTATGTTTCTTATCCTTCTTCTCTTTCTTTTCTTCATTAATAACAACCGTCCCAACAGGATCGGTTTTAGGGTTAACGACTCCCCGCGATTGCAATGTAAAGAATATTGTGATGTAATCACTAGTACTCATAGCTTCTTGTTCGAAACCGAGTAACATTATTTCACTTTTATCAGGCTTTATAAACTTTTCGACACTTCCTGATACATCTTCACAATAAAAACGACCATATTCATAGTCGCTGAGGCGCCCTCTTTTTGCAATACGCCACCGATGACTCAAGGAGAAAATACTATCATATTTACTCTCAAGAAAATCTAAAAAAGAACTAACATATTTTCTTGCGGGCATATCTGACCACAAAATACGCAGGTACATTAAAGCTCGCTCATAAGTATAAACGGGATCACGAGTAACCAAAGTCCATTTAAACTGTTCTAAACTTTTCCCAGGATCCAAATGATAAATAGTTTTTCCATTATAAGTTGTTCCAAAATCAGACGACAGAAAATCTAAATCTTCCACGGGTAATGGATCCCAACAATCAGTAGTGCAAGTAATTCCAAGGGTAGCCAACACACGTGCAATACTACGAGCATTATACCAACCAATAACATCAGGATGAACGGAAAAAGTATTATCATCACCCGTCAATACTAGCACCACGAATTCACTAAAAGCTTCATGACAATTCAATGCCTGATCTGGACACAAAACGTTCCAGGCATAAGCCAGCAACAAATAAAGCAAAATAGTATTGTCACTAATAGTGTTAATCGAACCTGATGGATTGCCAGTCTTCTTTTTAACAATATAACCTTCTGGAGTTACAATATATGATTCAACAACCTGCCGGTAGTAATTCTTAGCGCGACGCACATTTGCACTAGTTCTAAATTGTTCATCCCAACATATAATACG